ACTCGCCCGATGAGGTTATTAATTGGAGCTATGACAATAATGGCACACTCGAGTGGGTCGTCCTTCGCACGTCGTCGCTACGTCAGGCAAGCGCCGGCGCCGACAATTGGGTCAAAGAAACGCGCTGGGTCTATTACGACCGGGAGGTTTTCAGAGCATATCGATCCTTGGGCCCATCCGGCCAGTCGAGCACAATAGAATTGATCGATGAAGGCCGTCATGGCCTAGCATCGCAAGCCACGGTGCCTCTCTTCTCGGTGCAGGTTTCCGAAGGCTTGTGGCTAATGAACAAAGCGGCGCTGTTGCAGTTAGAACACTTCAACAAGTCTAACGCCTTGTCTTGGGCGTTGACGATGGGGCTCTTCGCTATCCCAGTAATCTACTCGGAACGCGAGTGGAGCCAGATTGTGGGCGAGTCTTACTATATCCAACTCGGGCCAGATGATAAGTTTGGCTGGACAGAACCTGAGGGACATGTGTTTCAGATCGCAGCCGACAATCTGGAGCGTTTGAAGGATGAAATTTACAGAGTATGTCACCTCATGGCGCAGGCCGGGGGCACCAGTTCAGCACACACAGCCCAATCTGGGCTCAGCAAGCAGCGTGATTTTGGCATAACCCAAGAAGTCCTGCGGGGCTACGGAGATGCCGTCAAGCACACCATGAAGCAGGTGCTGTCCGCAATTAACATCGCTCGCCAGGATAATCTCTCGATCGATGTATCGGGGCTCGATGAATTCGATATCGGAGATTTTAGCGTTGAGCTAGATGACGCAAGCAAGCTGCTCGCGTTGGGGATAGCGTCTGAGACATTGAAGAAGCAACTCTACAAGAAGCTTGCTTTTAAGTACTTCTGTGATCTTCGCCAAAGTGTAAAGAACCAAATCGCCGATGAAATCGATCAGTCATTCTTGTTAACTGGAAAGAAGGAGAGCCGTGGAGGAGATTAAACGCGAGAAAGTGGCGTCAACGGAACCTCAACGGGTTGATGTACATTCGCTCGTAAAGCAAGCGGTTGAAGAGTACACCCGTGCACAACAGGCAAAAGCCGAACCGGCCTACCGAGCAGAGCTGCAGGAGGAACGGAAACGCCGAGAACAACTAGAACGCAGAGTGAACGACCTCATAGAGGAGAACAAAAGAAGCAGGCAGATCGCGGACGAGGCCGAGCGCAGCGCTGCCATCAGGGCCGAGTTGCAGCGACTGGGCGTAGGAAAGGTGGACTTGGCCTTTAAGGCGGTCAAGGACGACATTGCAAGAACCGAAGAGGGCCGCCTCGTGGCAAGGACGGAGGCTGGGGACGTGACACTGAAGGATTACCTTACTAGTTTCGTCGCTTCCAATCCTGAGTTTCTGCCAGCTCGAATATCCGGCGGCTCCGGAATCCCAGCTACACAAAAATCGCCGTCAGGCGGTGGCAGTTCGATTGACCTGGATAAGATCCGGCCTGGAATGAGTGCCGAGGATCTGGAGAATGCCCGCCGCGAGATTGCGCGAGTCGCAGCGCAGGCTCTGCGCGGGTCATAGCTACGTAGTAACTTACACATTTAAATCGACAATAGGAGACGTCAATGCCAGCAATTACTTCCACGAATGTGGCCTCCGCGATAGTGAAACTTGTGGCGGCCGATGCTTTGCCAGCGCTTGTCAGCAACCTCGTCTTGGGTAACCTTGTTAACCGGGATTATGAGCCTACCCTGGCCCAGGCCGGTGACACGGTGAATGTGCCCATTCCGCCCGCACTGGTCGCCAATAACATCGCTGAGGGCGGCACAGTGACGACACAGAATCCAAATTTAGGGAATGCTCAAATCGTACTGAACACCCATGTGGAGGCAACTTTTCAGATTCCCGATGTCACCAAAATACTCGCCGTCCCTGACCTCCTCAAAGTCTATATGCAGCCGGCGGTTGTAGCGATCGCCGAGCGAATTGAGTCAGACCTCCTTGGACTGTACGCGAGTTTCTCCGCAAACACCCCGGTTGGCGTTGCGGGGACACCAATCACGGAAGCCGTCGTCGATGCTGCTGAAACCGCACTCTTCCAGGCCAAAGTCCCCTCTACCCAGCCAAAACACCTGATCGTCGACGCAAACACCTATTCCCAAATGAGGCAGATTCCACGTTTCAGTGAATTTCAAACCGCTGGCGACGCAGGCCTTCGAGCGCTAATCGAGGGAACCGTTGGAAAGATCAAAGACTTCTTCGTATTCAGATCACAACTGGTCGCGAAAACCGGAAGTTCTCCGGTAACCACTCACAACCTCGCTTTCGTCCGCGACGCGATCGGGTTGGTAATTCGCCGCCTTCCGCAACCATTACCTGGAACTGGCGCAATCGCGGAATATGCAGATCTGGGAAATTTTGGAATGCGGGTCATCATGAGTTATCAGCCACAGACGCTTTCGCAACAGTTTACCGTAGACGTTCTCTACGGGGTCGCGGCCCTTCGGAACAACTTTGCTGTCCAGGTGAATTCCTGAGAGTTCTCATAAGTCCTACCTGCGAGCTATGAACCTAACATCCTACTATCAGAAAATTCACGAATTCGAAAGCAGCATAGTCGAGCCTTTCGTAGTCCTGGTAAGTCATGCGACTGATGACGGTGGGAAAGAGGGCCTGCTGACTGAGGTACCTAAGGCGGTGGCCGCTAGAATGCTTGCCGAGGGGCGGGGCCGGCTTGCCAGTGAGGAAGTCGCGAGAGATTTTCAAGACAGGAAGGCAGAAGCAAAGAGAGCAGCGGACACGGAAGCGACCGCCAATCGAATGCAGGTGACTCTTGTACCCACGGCCGACCTCATGAAATCGAAGCGTTACACAAAAGAATAGCAGACGGCAAACGCAGATGGCCCTGTTTACCGATGCACCGATCTCAACTTTGGACCAACTGGCGGCACAAGACACGGCAGTCCTCGATGTGGCCAGTAATGAAGGGATCGATGCATCAGCTAAGATATCCCTTGCACAAGAGGAACTGGGTGTTGAGCTCACGTCTGCATTTTCGCGCTCAGCCTTTTCACGCACAAGTCCTTCAATGTGGTGGCCGGGAAGCGTTACGACATCGCTAAGTGTCCTGCAGCTTCCGAACATAGTCGTGACGCCGCCACTGCGGCTATGGCACACGTTTCGTACTCTGGCGCTGGTCTATCGCGACGCCTACGGAAACCAACTGAACGACAGATATTCGGCTAAGTGGAAAGAATACGAGGGCTTAGCCAAGTGGGCATCAGCGATGCTGTTCCAGACCGGCATTGGCGTCGTTTCGGATCCCATTGCGGTTGCTGGCAGCCCTACAGTCAACCTGTCGAGCGGACCAGGGCCTGCGACGATGTATTTCGCGCAGGTCACCTGGCTGAATGCGACCGGCGAAGAAGGAATGGCCAGTCCGGTTACATCTGTCAATGCACCTGATCAAAATTCGGTGCAGGTCACGCCTAACAATCCGCCTGCCAATGCCGTGGCGTGGAATGCATATGTCGGCATTTCGGTCGATTCGATCACGCTTCAAAACGTTACTCCCCTTGGCATAGCTCAGACGTGGTTCATGCCATCCGCCGGCCTGGTGCTGGGACGAATCCCGGCATCGGGACAAGAAGCAAACTACTATTCCCAAGTACCACGATTCTTGCAGCGAGGCTAAATGGCATGGTCAGTATAGCTGGCGTGGCTACATCAAAGCTTCAGGAGTTTTTAACTTCGCCGAATGGCCTGAACGCAAGTCTCGCGGCGTTAGCCCAGTCGGAAAGTGTAACCGTGTCACCCATCTCGCCCACGAATTTCTTCACCGACAATGTCTCAAGTGATATTGCCGAAAAGAGCGTCGAGCCCAAGTATACGGCGATCTACATTTACTGTGACAAGATGTTGAATGCCTTGACGGAGAAGTTTCGGGCATTTTCCGGAACGATCGAAATGACTATCGATGTGCGAGTATCACAAGACCGCCTCGAGGGAATCGATCAGGCGGCTCAATTATATACTAGCGCGGTAGCCCAAACGCTCAAACAGAACCGAGGCGACTGGGGCCAAGGTCTTTTCTATGGCGGCCGCTATGAGATATCGTTCGGACCGGTAAAGCACGGAGGCCGCAACTTCATAAAGTCCGCGAAGATCTCAGTCCAATTGAACGCGAGTTTCGATTAACGCTATGCCCGTATATATTTCTTCCAATGCAAACCGATTCTATTGCGCTTCGGAAGCGACCTACGGCCAAGTGCCGCCGATTACCGCCGACAATCGAATTCCGGCGCTCACACTTTCCGCCAAGCAGCAGCTTGAGGTGACCAGTCGTAAGGACAAGACCGGAAGCCGAACATTTGCGGGATTACCAGCTGGCGGCCGACGCCGCACCACGTTCCAGGTGAACACGTTGCTGACTACGTGGGGCGGAGGCCCGAGCTCACCGAGTTATGGGCCATTGTTTCAAGCCGCACTGGGCAGTGACGCACTGATGTCCGTCGGCGGGCAGATTGGCGCGGCCTCGACCAGTTCTGCGTTATCGTTCTCGGCGCCGCACGGCCTGGTCGCGGGGCAAGCGATCGCCTACCTTGGAGAAATCAGGTTTGTCACTGCGGTTGTCAATAGTCTTTCGGTCCAGCTGAATTCGCCCCTCTCGACGACGCCGGTATTAGGGTCCAGCACCGGCCCGACGGCAACTTACTTCCCAAGTACGAACCTACGTTCGGCGACCGTGTTTGACTACTGGGCCCCCACTTCCGCAGTACACCGCATCTTATGCGGAGCAGCAGTGGACAAACTTAACATTAAAATAAACGGAGACTATCACGAGTTTGCGTTTAGTGGCACCGCACAGGACCTCGTGGACAGTACCAGTTTTACGAGTGGAAACGGGCAGCTTAGTACATTTCCTCCTGAACCGCCAATAGGAACATTTGATTATTCAATTGTTCCGGGCCACCTTGGTCAAGTCTGGCTGGGGAATGTTCCGGGCCAGTTTTTCACACTAACAGACGCTCAACTGTCGCTGAGCAACAACCTCGATATGCGTGCCCACGAATTTGGATCCAGCTTGCCAAGAGCGATATCGCCGGGCACCCGTGCCGTAAATCTGGACTTCGAGCTATATCAAATGGACGATGCAGCAACTCAGGGCCTATATCAAGCGGCAAGGCAACAATCGCCGATTAGCGCCATGATTCAGCTTGGGCAGCAGCCGAACCAGTTATTTGCCGGCTACCTGAAGAGCCTTATTCCGCAGGTACCCGAATACAATGACGGCGAGACTCGCTTGAAGTGGCATTTTAGCGGCTCACGTGCACAAGGTACGGTGGATGACGAGATCACGATCGCTTTTGGATAAGCATGAATTATGAAAGTTGTGTTCGGATCGACTCCAAGGTTATTCAAGGAGTTGCTTTTGTCGTAGCGAAAATGTCGCTGGTGCGGCGGATGGATCTGATTCGCCGCATCCGGGAATTATCGCTTAAATGCGAATTCTTGAACGCGGGAGAGCGGGTAGAAGAAAAGCTACAGGCGGCTCTCTTTTCCGCCGAGATCGACCGCCTTTACGTAACCTGGGGCCTGCAAGAGCTGACCGGACTGGAAGTCGACGGCGTCGCGGCGACACCGGAGTTGCTTGTGGAGACCGGGCCCGAGGAGCTGTTCCGTGAGATCGTTAACGCGATCAAAGCCGAGTGCGGGCTTTCGGAGACGGAACGAAAAAACTAATCGTCGCCTTCCATTTTCTGCGTTCGAACCCAGCCGCCTGGAAGTGCGACACATGCCGGAAAGCCGGATTGGAAATCACAAGAAGATGCGGTTGGGCGCAGGGTGGACAGCAAAGCATTTCTCACGTTGTCTGGGTTAGAGGAAGAATTTCAACTGACGAGTGCCCGAAGTCAATGATCACAGCGCAGAGCATGGGCTGGGTGGAAGAGTTTCTGGTCTCAAAGCGCCTTGGTCTGGCGCTCCCATTCGATGCCAATGTTCGGAAGGCAGAGGCATTCCTGATTCTCGAGGAACAATTGGAATTGGAGAAGCAGAGTGCCACAAAGTAACTGGAGCAACGTTACCGGCCCGGTCTCAAACAATTCAGGGACAGGACAGCTACTGAATGCACTTTTGCCCCAGGGTGCGGCAGCGTTAGCGGACACCTTAACGGCGTTAACCAACAACCTCGGGAATTTAGTGCCGGCGAGCCAACTGCAAGCGGAAGCGCTGCTGGCCAACACGCAGGCGATTGCGCAGAATACGACGGCGCACGGCAGCGGCGCGGCGGGTGCTGTAGACACTTTGGGCCAGGTGGCGTCGACACTCACTGGTGGCCTTCTGGGAGGATTGTCGCCGATTCTGTCCGGAGTGTTGAGCCTGTTTGGCGGCGGAGGATCGAGTACTCCGACGCCGCTCACAACCTATATTCCGCCGCCCAGTCTGCAGTTTCAAGGCGCTAATGGGCCTGGGGCAACAGTGCAAGGCGCGGACTATGGCCAGAGCGGCGCGCCGCGAGCAATCGGCAGTTCCCCCCAATCCACTACGCAAATTACAGTGCAGGTACAGGCGATGGACAGCCAGTCGTTCATGGACCACAGCCACGACATTGCAACAGCCGTGCGTGAAGCTGTTCTCAACATGCACTCCCTCAACGACGTGATCAGCGACTTATAATGCCCGCGGTATTTCCAACACTTAAAACAGGCGCCGTCGCCCAGTACCCGGCGACAGATTCCAATCAGTTCGCCAGCTTCGTGGTGCGATTCCT